TAAATCTCTATCAACCGACTCTTGTAATTCTTCTAGCGTCATAGTATATCCAGTTGTTTATAGTGTATATTATATCATCTTTCGGCGGTTTTGTCAAGGATTATGTAGTGGAAATCTGCACTATATCATAGTTTAAATAATCAAAACTCGCAGTTGCTTTTAAATAATCTATATCACTTGCTTGTACATCATATGATAATGAACCAATAGTTGTTGGGAAAACATTTTGAAATCTTACTTCTGTTTTAGCAATATTTTTACTATTTAATATAGTTAATGTAGCGTCTGAATATATACCACCTTCAGAAAGTGGCGCTGGTATTTCTACTCCAGCAACAAGAGAACCCTTTGTTGAACCAGGAAATCTGTCAGCAGCCGTTGCCTGTAAATCTGCAAAATCGTCATGTGATTTTCCAAAACCGAGACCTGATATCCAATCATGCAGTTCTTTATAGTTATTCAAATTCTCATCTACAAGAAATGATATATCTAAAGATTGAAAGCTTATCTCATCCCCAGGAACGGGATAATCGTAAAGAGGGGTCGGTACTGTTCCTGTGCCCATTGAAATACCAGGAAGATTTACCGTCTGTATAAAGAACTCTACTTGTGGTAATTTCGCAATTTTGAACCTAAACTGAACAGGACTTGCATAGTCCATTTTAGCAGGTTGTCTAGTTTGTATGTTTGTTTCTGTCATAATACTATTTATAAAGGTTCCAAACAAAAAAAAGAGCGGTGTTTAAACCGCCCTTATTTATTTCTTACTTTTTCTTCCTAATATAACTGCAATAATCATAACTATTGCTAAAAATATACTCCATAAGAGCATTATTTTTTCTCAACAAACTCGTAAAGTTCTTCAGCCTTCGCTTTAATATCCTCTATAGAATAAGTTGCTGGTTGAAGTGATTTCCAGAATTCCATCGTAGCATTTCCTTGCTCTTGAGCTAGGGCCCATGCTTCGTGTGCTAATTCTTGTTGCTTAGCAGCTTGACTTTCTAGAAAATCAGTTGACATTTCTAATAGTTTAAATCTTAATTCAAATGGATTTGCCATAATAATTCTCCTTATGCTTTAATAGTAGCAAATGTATCAGCAACTGTATCAAAATATTTTTGAGTTGTTTCTGCAAGTGATTTTGCAAAAGAAGTTTCTGCTTCTAAAATAGCGATTGCTGGTTTAGCTACAGATTCTTGTGGGATTACCGAGTTAATCAATTCACGCTTTGCGTTTTGAACTGTATCGATTACTGTGTTTACATCTAAGTATGTGTTTAACATATTATTTCTCCTGTGTTGTGTTGTGTGTAATGCAGAAACATTATTATTTCTACACTTATATATATACAAATCGATATTTTCATATTGCACCGCAACATTTATTGTATATACGAGGTATATTATACACTAAAATCTAGATTCTGTCAAGCGAAACCAAAAAAAAGACACCCGAAGGTGCCTTTTTAGTACTCTCTGTGAGTATATTACATAAGGTTAGTAACCAACACCCTACGGTAGTAGCAGTTTTGGTCATCAGCATGAACTGCGCCAGAAACGTCTAATGCACCAAGACCGTTATTTGTTGCGAAAGGATTTTGAACCATTCCGTAACGAGTCTTGAAACCGATTTTAGGTTGGAACGTGTCTTGACCAACTGCACGAACCATTTGTAGTGGAACATATGGGCAGTAGAAAAGACCAGCGTCATAAGGTGAAGTACCTTTATAACCAGCAACATAGAATTGCTTCGCACTAACATTCGCAGAATATGGGTCAACATATACTTTGAACTTACCGTTAAGAACACCAGCAAAAGTATTACCAGTATCATCAACATTTAAGTTAGTGTTAAGTGCAGGAGCGTAATCTAATACACCAGCCATCTGAAGGGCAGATGCCACGTCAGCTGAACAGATGATTATATTACCTTTACCTCTACGAGTTTGTTGACCAATCGCATTGGCATCTCTTTCTAGTTGGTAAAGCAAACCTTTAAACTTCTCAACAGACCAACGACCATTTGAGTCGGTGTCTAAATCGAAAGTTCCAGCAGTTGAGGTATTCACTTGAGCACCCGCTTTAGCGTGTCCATAAATACTTCTAACTACTTCACGGTTGATTTCAGCAAGAATTTCACTTGACAAGATGTTGGCAAGTTCAGTTTCAGCGTCTAAGCCATGAATTGCTTTAAGGTCTTGAGCAAGTTCCATTGTGTACTCTGCTTTTAAAGCACGTGAACGAGCAGTTACCGTAACTTTATCAATTGAGAAAGCCATTTCAGCAAAAGCGTTTGTGCTTGCATCACCTAAAGCTTCAGCAGCCGTAGTAGTCAAACCAGATGCTGTAGTGTATACAGCACTAGAATCATTCAAGGTTCCAGGGTTAGTTCCTGCTTGTGCATCGCCAGAAGCACCAGCATTATCCCTAGCAGCGTTATCGCCAGAATGCTCAGTATCAGCTTCGTTAAATAATGCTTCAGTACCCGTTTGCGAAGCTTCACGGCTCTTCATAGCAAAGATTAGTCCAGTTGGACCACTCATTGGTTGAACGCCACAAATATCATACGCAATTAGGTTAGGCATTGCTCTTCGTACTAATGAAATAAGAACAGGATCCCAGTTGTCTACACTAGAACCTGTTGCGTTTGTAGGGGCAGCCTCTGCCATAAAGCTTCGGTCTTCCCTTACTGCTTTTTCTTGGTTCTCAAGAATAACAGTTGTAACAGCACGCTTATAAGAATCTTCGATTTTTGGCAAATCTGGATGCTCTAATACTGGCTGCCACTTTTCTTGTAAATTTTCAGTAAGATACATTTATCTCTCCTTTTTATTTATTTAATTGTTATCACCCTTAATTACTTTAAAGCATTAAGGTCTTTTGAAATAGCGGCCGTGTATGCAGCCATAGCATCGGATGTACCAGCATCAGCAGGTATATTCGCCGCCACAGAATCAACCTCATCGCCAGATGTAGTTTCTTCTATTTTTGTCTTAGGGAAATAAGATTCTTTAATAGTTTCTAATTTCTCTTGGAACTTTTCTGCACTATCATATTCAACATTCTCAGCCATAGAAGAAAACTTCTCTTTCTCAGTATCAGCTAAATCTTCAGATACTTGAGCGATTAGTTTTTCTCTATTTGATTCAGAAACATCCTTAGAAAGATTGACATTTTTCTCAATCTGTTCGTTAAGTTTGCCTTCTAAATCTTTAACTTGGTCAGTTAAATCATCTAGTACATTGTATTTTTCTTCAGGAACATCAATATAATGTTCTTTGAAAAGTCCTTTAAGTCCAGTAATGAAATCTTCAGCGATTTCGGTACGAATACCTCTTTCAACTGCTAATTCATTTTCTTTCATCCATTCTTCAACAACATAGTTTAGATATGAATCGACTTTCTCGACCATAGCTTCTTTTATTGTTTCTGTTTCGGATGTAAGTTTTTTCTCAAACTGTGCTTCAAGGATTTTCGTCTGTTCTTTGATTCTTGTCTTAACAGCAGCTTCAAATATAGTCGCAGCCTTATCTTTAAATTCTTCAGATAAGTCAGCGTCAGATGAAACTAGCGCCTTAACGTCATCAGATAAGTCAATATCATCAATAGAATCTTCAGAAATTACATCTTCTTCAGTTTCTACTTCTTCAGCAGACGCAGATGGTTTATTGTCTTTTGGTAAAGAACCATCTTTAGCGTCTTTATTAACTTCATCCGATACTTTTTTAACCTTTTTCGTTGAGTCAGGGTTACTATCAGTAGGTTTAACTACTGGTGCACCCAAATCTTCAGCGTCATTTTGAAGGTGAGTAGCTTCAGCTGGGCTCGCATCTTTGTTAGCTGCGTTCTTTTGCTCTTCTAAATCTACTTCTTGATTAACTTCGGTTTCAGACATTCGGTCTCCTTTATTAAAAATTAATTAATTTGTTAATTATAATTATTTATACAAATTACCATCTCAACCCTTACGCATTGACGGTTTTTTGCGTATTTTTTTACAATTTAGATATAAAATCTGCAAAAATCTTTGTTTTGACTTCGGTCAACTTGTGAATCTTCGCTTTTTCTATTTCTTCTTTGTATTCTTCAACGGTTTTACTTTTCAGTACGCCATTGTCCCATATCCATTCTTTGCCTTCCATAATGCCTTCAACGAAAGCATCTGGCGCTGACGGGTCTGCGACAATATCAGCAGCTGTTGCGAGATAAAAATCTTTACCAACAACACCTCTTCCGTTCGATTGTTGTATCGAACCCATACCCCTTGAAGATACACCTAATTGTGCGCCCTCGTCAATCAAATTTTTGACGATTTTGCCATAAGGAGTATCCATTATTTTCGCCTCACCAATGAAGTTTTTTCCTTCTGGTTTAAGACTAGTTATCATATGAGAAACTCTTTCGAGATTAACTGTGGGTCCGTCAGGATGCCCTAGTTCGCCGAAAGCTCTTTTCTTATTGATAAATTCTTTTGTGTAGCGTTTAACTTCGTTTGTTAAAGTTTGTACCGGATAAACTCGACCATTACGGTTCTTAATATCCGCCTGTAAAAAGACACCTTTAATCTTATAATCTTTGCCGCCTTTAGCGTTGCCTTCTTTTAAGATTTCAACATCTTCAACTGTTTCTGTAATTAGTTTCATTTCTCCACCTTTTCTTTGTTATAGACTTTATCGACTATACCCTGTTTAATTTCTTCTCGTTTAACATCATACTTCTCTGCAAATGCTAATTTAAACGCTTCTGCAAGATAAGTTTTAGACTTTGTTCCTACAATTCTTTCTAATATTTGACGGGAACGGTCTTTAGGTTTTCTCTTACTCATCTATCTTACTTCAATTATTATCGTGTAATTATCGCCGGCAACAAAACCCTTTGTCGAAAGCAATAAATCACCTGCAGGAGATGTGTCCGCAGTCAATGTCGCATTATTGCCAATAGAATTACCTGCCGTGTAGTAGTCGTGAAAACCTCTACCAGATAAAAAACATATTGTAGAGTTTGCAGCGCTTGTTCCGCTACCCGCCCACAACAATTCTATACCAGATTTACCATTCGTAGTATTGACAGCCCACCAAATCTTCGCAACACTCTTTGTCGCATCTTCTGTCATAAATGATAAAGCACTAGCGTCCATTTTTGTTACAAGTGTTTCACCTGAACCATCACACATATTAGTAAATTTCATCACAGTTTTTGTACCAGATGTATCTACTAAAGTTTGACTTGTTACAGCATCAGCCATTAGTTTCTCCTAAATTCTGTTACTAACAAATAACTCTTTACATTTGAGTCGGTTGTTAATTTAAATTGTTTATCGTTACCAAATTTTAACTGACCAGGTCGTAATCCATACTTACCCTTACCAGTTAAAGTTAAATCAGTACTTTCACTTGTTGTACTAATTGTCAATGTTCCTGTACCTTTTATCTGATAATAGCACTCAATTAAACTTACTAGCGACTCATTATTACCACCCGTAAGTTCAAATGCATCAACCACTATCTGGTCTTCTTCACTTCCGATACCCTTTGACCTAACAATATGTTTGGTCGAGGTATCTACAACCGTTACATTACTAATTGCCATAAGAAATTATGCAGTAAAGCTGCTGTCTTTTCTTAATTCAATTAAAATATATCCAGAAACTCCATAAGAACTTAATTGTAAATCTCCTGAAGTTGCACCAGCATTCGTTGCATTGTTTGTTATTTTACCAGCAGTACCATCATAATGTCCTGTACCAACTAGATTAATTGCCGCAGTATCGGATGAAGACCCCACAAATTGAATCTGCGCCCAACCTGTATTGTCATCAGCAGTACCTTGTACTAATCCCCACCATATTCTCGTTATATCTAATTTTGCACCATTAGCGTGTCCTGCTAATCCGCTTGCATCAAGTATAGCAGAATCAGTAGCAGTATCGTCATTCATGTTTACTAAAACAGTAACTTTACCACCAGCTGCACCACTACCTGAAGCAATCGCTGTGTCTTTGAGTGTTCTTGTTGCAATAGCCATTTTTTATTCCTTTATTTTATTAATTCGTTGTCAAAATAATCTTCAATATCATAAGTGCTGACACCGTGTTTTTTTGATACCACTTTGATAATCCCATCAATCTTTGATATAATAGGGTCTTTTGCCTTATTAATCCTAGAATAAACATCATTTATCGCAGCTTTCATCTTTGGAGATAATTTCTTAAACTCCGCAGTACCTTGAGGTCCGCTATACCTACGTTCATTCAGTCCTTGCGTAAACGTCTTAAACGACAGGTCGTTCATTTATTCTTCCTCTACTTGGTCGTCATCTATCTCAAATGGTTCAGCCGGCTCAACACCAGTACCTATAGCACCAACTGAAGCAACAGTAACATCATCTAAACCAGAAGCATCTTGTACCGCCTCTAATTCATCACCAGCGTTTAGCCAATCATTTGCCACGGTTTGTCTTTTATTATCTAACGCTTGACCAATTTTATCAACCAACGCACCTTTAAATGCGTTCTGAGCGGCAACATTATCACCACTCGCTAAAGAATCAACCATATTTTCTACATTTTCATTCGACATAATTATTCATCTCCTATCTTATATTTATAGTTGGGAATCATCAAAATCAAGAGGTTCTTGTTGTGCGATAATTCCTTGTTTTATTTCGTCAGCAATCTGACTATCAATTTCAAATATATCTTCGTCTGTCTGTTGTAGAATATTCTTTCTTACATACTCAACAGAATAGTATTTACCAACATATGGACTAACATCATTCGCTAGACCAATTCTTTCTCTCAATATTTCAGCATTTTTTAATTCTGCGAAATATCCGTCTTTCAAGAACGTATATTGTATATGTTCTTTTATATTAGCCCAATCTTCAATTGTAATAATACCCTTTAAAACTAATTGAGTTTTGAGTACATCACTAAAGACTTGACTAAATCTCTTTCTTAATCTCTGAACGAATTTAGTAAACTTTAATTCGTCCCTTGTAATCTCTGCAGCTCTTCCCATATTGAAACCACTTTCTGATTCCATTCTTGAGATTGGTACATTCAGAGATTGGTATAATTTCTTTTGAAAATATTCTATATCTGAAATTTCGCCTAAGTTTGAACCGCCAGGGAGTGTAGTAACTTCGGTACCTTTCGCACCTTCTCTACGAGGTAACCAGAAGTCTTCAAGCATTGACATATGTTTTCTGTCATCTCTAATCTCACCTGTTGAGGCATCATAGACAAGTTTATTTCTATATCTTGCCATAACATCTCTCAAATAAGATTCTGCTTTTACTTTAGGTAAATTACCAACATCAACATAGAATATCCGTCTTTCAGGTGCTCTTACTATTCTGTAAATAACAACAGCATCCTCAATCATTCTTAATTGATTGGTCGGTTTAATTGCCTTATGTAAATGACCCATGACCATGTTTCTAGTCTGGTCAACAACACCAGATGTTACATAGCATATAGAGTCAGCTGAGATTTGAAGACCAGCGTTTGAGCCTGATGGTTGTATTCCTTTTTCATTATAAACAAACCATTCCGCTGTGGTTTCTATTATCTCAACACCCTTGCCCTTCGGGTCCCTTTTCTTTGAGACCTCACGAACTTTCTTAATCTTTCGTGGGTCAATATATCTTAATTCTGTTAGTCCTTTTCGTGGACTTTTCGGGTCAATAACTTTATGAAAGTAGATTCTTCCGTCTACATACCAGCGTCTAAAAATATCGTGACCTTTTTCGTCAAAGTTAAGCAAACGCATAACTTCTTCAAATTCATCACGAATCTTTAGTTTAATATTGTCCGATATTGCTAGTTTATCTAGCGATAAAGATACCGAAGTATCTCTTTCATCTGAAACAATGACTTCGTTGATGATATCTTCAACTGCCATATCACACTCTGGGTGCTGAGCAATTTCCCGATATCGTTTAATTAAGTCAACGTCATTCTTGGCATTGACTTCCATATCCAAGTATTGGCCGAAATAACCGCCAGCAGATATAGTAGTAGTACCATCATCAGGAGAAGCGACAGTAAACGCTTGTTTCGCTTCTGCCGGTTTCTCCCTATTGTCTTTGCTTCTCGTTATTTGGAAACCAAGTAAGTTCGCCATATTATATTTTCCTTATAACTTATTAAAAATTATGTATTTATTGGTTATGAACTCCACCCCACGCCACGTATCCTATTTTTGTAGAAGTGAAATAATCATAAGTGAGCGTTACATCAAAAGTTTGAATTTC